TTCGGCCGCCGAGAGGTTCTTCGTGTTGTTTTCTGCTCTGAAAAAAATATCAACAATACCTGCCTTTGAACTCACATTTACTGGTGTCTCGAGAATATCTTTTAGCGTTGTGGTCGTCGGTTTTTTACTAAACTCTTCGAGAGAAGTATAAAACTCTTTTTTGGTTCCGAAGATATTTCGGTCATAATTGAACAAGAGCAATAAACGACAAAGCGCTTCAAAGATATGCTGGCGCTTATAATTCGCACCTTGAACTGCGGTTTTTTGTGAAAAAAGCCGAATAAACCCGTCTAGTGTGAGTACGTAATCCGTGTTGCTTTTTTTATTATCTTTATAAAACTGTTGTAATCCCTTCAATAGATCCATGTGCGTTAAATTATTTGTTTTGAGGTGTTTAAAATATGTGCTAATCAATTCGCCGTAAATGATTTCTTCGCATTCTTTTATTTTATGGTCATATGCGTTTCTTGCTTCTCTCAGTTGGCTGCGTTTTTCTTCTTGTTCCGCAATACACTTTTTGTGTTTCATGGCTGGTATATGATGTTCTATGGCGGGTTCTGGCGCGGGTTCTGGCGCAGATTTCGACAAAGACTTATCTAATATCGCAGATGATGATACCAAGTCTTCGCCTAAATCTAATTTATTCACCGTTTTACGCGTTTGCTTTTTTGGTTGTTCTCCTTGTTTGGATTCAAGCCGTTTTTTTGACTTAATTGATACAACCGGTCTAGGTTCACTGCGTAACGCTGACGATGATGGCGTAGGGCGTTTTTGACATTTTTTACTTTTGTTTATCATACATTCATCATCATGGGCGTTACATTCATCTGGAACAGACAAATCTTTACACTCTTTTTGTTTTATTTTGTCATATGACGGTTTTGCGTCAGAAAGTGCTTGTTTAAAAGATACACCGTGTTCTTTTATATATTTCTGAAGATGTTCTTGCCATGTTATATTACTGCCTATTCCTTCAACCGGCATCGTTTATAATATATATGTATTAAATATTTGATATTTGATACATAAAAAATTTGTATTTTTTATTATTATTTTTATTATGTGTGGGGTTTTGTTTCGAGTTTCAGACTCAATACAATATACGACGGCACTACTTCATTTCGCGTAATTTATTACATAGAAACCTCTGCCGTAATTTCAGGCAATGAAAAGGTCGAAATCCATATTCCGTTGTCATCTTGGCATTCACATTCATCCCAAGCGTTCGCTTTGGCAGAAACTCGATTGGGTCTTTCTTGTTTGTAGTGAGCAATAACCATCTGGTTCAGCGAGTTGTATTCAACAATTCCGTTCTCCATAATGATTTTGTTTTTGATTGAATCGTATCTACCTATCCACGTATGAGTAATGCCGATTGTATGACGAATCAGCTGTCTGTGTGTAAAACACTTTGCCATAACACGGCACCCAATCACGCGACTAGGTTTGGAATGTTTCGCTATTTCTGAAAGGCAACTGTGTTGTTGTTCGTCGTCGTCGTCGTCGTCGTCGTCCGCACATTTGTAATCGTCGTCTTCCCCTTCTCTTTCATCATGGTGGTGTATTGATTCTTCGGCAATTTGTATGACTTGGTCTTTGGGTGAAATCCACATTTCACCGTCAATCAGTTCGAAGAATACTTTGACTTCTTCCAGTGAAACGCGAAAGAACTCTCTGCGATTGTGAATTCGTTCTGTGTATTGTTCTAGAAGTCGGTGTAGCGTCTTTTCCTTTCCATCAACATCTTGCACCTTTTTTGCGAATTCGATCCGAAAAACTGGGATTGCCCAAGTTTTACACGAATTTGCTTCACGTAATCGTGTCTCTGGGTCTCTTGTAGTTTTTCCAATTTTGAGAATTCCTGTCATATATTCATTTGAAATGCAATATAAATATCCTTCCTGCTTCATCGTTTTTGTCGTGTGGTGTATGCTGAATCTAAATATATTCAAAAACTTATTTCAATTTTTTCCAACAAGATGAAAAATACATGTATCTTCATTTTTTCGAGTAGATACAAACAACGAATGGTCGCTTAATACTCCCTGAACTGGTCGCGGATGTGTTCAAACACCGCAATCGCATCCCGCGCACATGTCGTGATATACTCCGCCACAATGTTCTCATCTACGCCAACGGTCTCTGCGAACCCTACACGTATCATACTATCCGGGTTGTGCGGGTGAATCTTGCGAAATGCGCAATACGTAACCGTCTGGTCCTCCGCGTAATGCTTGTCATGAAGGAAGAACTCGAGCACCTTTCCTAGAGTATAATCCTCTCCTTTAAGTTCGATATCGAATCCGTTCTGAATCGTGCTCACCGTGGGGATAATATGGTTCTCGCCACTCTCGATATCGCGGATGAACTTCGTGCATTTGTTAATCATAATCTGTGCGGCTTTGCTCACGATATCCGCGTTCGTGAAGACACCCACCGTCTCTATGACGAAATCGAAACTGTCTTCCTTCGTGAAGCGTTGTGCGTCGAGGAGCGACCAGTTCTTGCGCTGGGCTTTCATTTCCTCGCTGCCGATCGCGGCTACACCATCCTTCACGAGCTCCGCCTCCTTCACACGCCACGCCTCATCGACCTTGGAGGGGTCCATCGTCATACTGTAAGCGCATGTGCTCACGACATTGAAAGCACCGTCCTCTTTAGGGGCGCCGATATCGAGGTCGCATGTCATCGCGAGTTGCTCGCCTTCGCCGTATTCGGTCATTTTTGGGAGGAGGCGTGCGAATTCGATAAAATCGCCTGTGATCGCGTTCGGGGGGAAGATTTCATGGACTTTGACATCGGTCAGGTATTTGCCGTTGGTCTTGTTCTTGACTTTAAAATCCTTTGTCGTTATGTAGCGGATTTCGTTTCCGTCGGCTGTGGCATTTATTTCAACGGCGTAATCTTTGTAGGGGAATTCAGTGGTGTCGGTGATGTGAATGGGTATGCAGCTGAGGCGTTGTTTGAGAACCTCGTTATGCAGTCTCGAAGTGTTTGTTACGATCGATGCTTTACACTCTGAGTAGGGGAATGTGCGAAATACTAATGTAGGAATGTCGGACAATATTGTTCTTCGGAGTCCGTTGGCCAGCGAGACATTGATGCGGTCGATTGTGAATTTGAGTTGGCCATTTTCGTCTGTTTTAGAAACGATTCTTGGGATATATTTAGATGCCGCTGATTTGCTATGGAAAGGAGCGGATGACATATTTTCGTTGAATAACAATAGTTGAACGGTTTATATTATATTATTATAATGATTTGTATTCAATTTTATCGTATGCGTTAAAATCTACATAAAGTTTTTTCTTTGATTTAGTAATAGGGAATCATGTCTTGTATCATTTATTATAGTACGCACTGCGAGAAGTCAAAAGCCGTATTAACCGCGTTGTCTAAATCACAGGTTCAAAACGATATTCATTTTCTCTGTATTGACAAGAGGGTTAAATCCGGCACAGGAGCTTGGCATATTGTAACAGAAGGAGGAGAGAAAGTCCTTCTCCCGCCTCAAGTCAATCGCGTGCCCGCCTTGTTGTTGCTAAATAAGGGCCACATGGTGCTATACGGTGATCAAATCCTCCAGCATTTTCAACCGAAGAACGTCGCGCTGAATAACGAGGCGACTGGCTTCAACGGCGAACCTAATGCGTTTGCGTTGGGGCGCGAGAGTATGGGTAGTGGATTCGGTGTTGCGTCGGATAATTACAGCTTCTTGGACCAAAGCGCGGATGAGTTGTCGGCGAAAGGTAATGGCGGCATGCGGCAGTTGTATAATTATGCGACGATTGACCTCGTGGATAAAATAGAGACACCGCCAGACAATTATTCGCCTGATAAAGTGGGGAGTGTTTCAATGGAACAATTACAGCAGAAGAGGCAAACGGAGATCCAGAATCAGCCACAGCAACAGAATACGGTGGTGGGTGGCAGCAGCGGTGGGTACGGTGCGATGTCTGGAATGGGTGGCGGGGGGGGGATGGGCGGCGGCATGCCAAGCGGTTCGCAGCGCGGACAATCCATGCCAACCCCACAACAATACGCACCTGTTGGAACACCCCCCCAGTTTGCCGCACAGGCAGCATATCGCGCTCCGCCTCAACAGCCCGAGTATTCGCGTTTGGGTAGTGGGGGCGCCGCCGGCGGGAATGGAAGCTTGCGCGGAACGATGGATATGCGCGCCCAACCGCGCGGCGGAGGTAGTTGGATTTAGAGCTATATCTTTGTATTTGTATAATCAATTATGAACCTTCATAAATAATGGATTATGCCGCCGATGTTTTTACTGACAATGCCAATGACAATGACAATGCCAATGACACTGGTAGAGAAGACTCAGTGTTTGGACCACAATATATATATGATGACCCTCGATACTTTTCGAAAATATACGTATTATTGAAATCTATCGGGTTTGTTGTTTATGCGACGACACTCACGACGTGTTCTACACCGGAACTTTATATCACCATGATTGGAGTCATGGGGGTGTCGGCGTTGAATAGCGCGCGTTATGAGTATAATCATTATCAAAGATACGGGATGACATTTCCGTCACTCGATGAGTATCATAGATGGAAAAAAGATCAATGGCCTAAATCAAGAGCGGCATTTTCGATTCTCGAACTAGGGATAAAAATCGGCGTGTTCATAAGGACATTTCCACCGCAGTTTGATTTTCGCACGATTTGCCAAGCGGGGCAAAGTATTTTATATATTCATATTTTGATTCTTTTTATGATATACGCAATCACGGGCATTTGTACTGTGTGCGTTATATCATCCATTTATTGTTGTAATGAATTTATTCACGAGCCAGATAGACGTATATCTAGAGTTATACAACGCCCAATCGCAACTTTACCGTTACTTACGGTCTTGAATGAAGAATGCTGTATTTGCTTGGACAACGATAATATTCAAATATGGGTATTATTGCCGTGTGGGCATAAATTTCACAATTCGTGTATTTCAAGATGGTTGGTCGCGCATCATACTTGTCCGGTTTGTCGGCTTAGCGTGCGTTAGGGGTTTATTCCTATGAGGAACGATTTTTATTCCATAAATAAAATTGACATTCCAAGGAGGAACGATTTTTCAAAGAAAAATTGACATTCCAAGGAGGAACGATTTTTCAAAGAAAAATTGATTGTTTATATTTGTATTTAGCCATACCATCAACATTTATCACGTGACATGTATTCAATCGCCACCGTCGCCGATTCCACCTCCAGAGCTGCAGCCGCCGCCACCACCGCCCCGAAATACCGAACGCATTACATCAGTTCTTGGCATGCTTATCAGCGTGACACACCCTCTCATCTTCAATCCATCGAGCATTACAACGCCGACTGCGAGGAACGCGCAAAATTATACGATACTCACGTGATGGTTCTCCGCAATAACGTGACCAGAATAACCGGCTGGTATTGGTGCTCCGGTTGGCCAGCCCAGAATTGCGCCGATACCGATGGTTACGTGGATGTGCGCACCGGAAAGAAATATACGCTTGACGGCGAAGAGTCGTTTTTCAAGGAGATTGGGTCTCGCTACTAATACGCCAAAGTAAGTAATTTTACCTAATGTTTATACAGGACGGACAAGGGACGGACAACGGACGGACACCGGACGCACGAAATGGAACAACTTCGCGAGTTATACGTAAAATACGACGAAATCATCAAGTTCTCCGCGTATGCTTTCGCAGGATGGTTTCTCTCGTGGGTGCTTTTTTTTATCATGCTTCCCTTCATGATTCGGTATTACGGGAAAATCAAGGGCGCGTCGTTGAATTACGGATTTAGCTGGTTTTCAATGATTGCCATTATATTAGGTTTAGAGTTTGGGCTGGGGTGAGATCGGCGTGAATGCGTGAATGTGTGAATGCGTGAATGCGTGAATGCGTGTATTATATTTACAATATTTACAATATAATATATTTACAATATTTATAACGAATGAACAAACGACGGAATAAGAGTGTTACAAAGACGCAACACCGCGTTCAAAAAACGAAAAGAAGTCGGCGTCTCAATAAAAATAGAAGTGTAAAAGGTATTCGCGGTAATAATAAAACAAAAGTTGTTGGAAAACGGCGAAATATTGTTCAGAGAGGCGGCGGCAACATAGATGTTTTAGTTAGCAGAATTTATGGGTTAGATGAAATACCATCTGGAGATGTAAAGGATTCTAAAATTGATTCCATACTCAGTGATATTGAACAATCAAATTTATTACAAGTAGCAAGTGATCCTAAACAACCGCGTAGTGACATGACGCCGACCGGTTCGACTCTATTATATGCTGCTTGTCGATTACAAAATCCTAGTATTGATTTGGTTAGAAGGATACTCTTTGAAAAGATGAAAATCACTAAAAAAGGTTTATTTACAAAAGACAAGATGATGATGTATAGTATCATTCCTAACGGTTCAGCAAATGGATCATACCCTCAGCACGCAGCAGTTCAAGCCATAAAACAAATTTTAGATGGCATATCCCCCCATTCCCAACCCATACTATTTATTGATGATACTAATAAGAACCGTATTCTAAACATATTCACAATATTACAGCTGTTAAAAAAATATGATAATGAACTAGCTGAACATATTCGTCTTAGAAAACAAGTAATAACGCCAGACGAATTCAAGGAAGATACTCATACCCCCCTCATGAGTAAGACGAATCATTTCAAACTTACAGCATATCAAGAATATGCTAATAGTTTTAATGGCAAACCTTCGATTCGATATATTCTCGCAAGTATGCCTCAACAGGAAGGCCACGTTATACGCACTTTCAGAATCGAAGAATTTGATGAAGTTTTAGCCTCAACCGGCCCAGTTTCTGTTGCCGCCGGCAGCGCCGGTGATGCTAGCGCATTGCCACCGGGGTGGGAAGAGTTTAGCGACCCCCAAACCGGCCGAATTTATTACGGGAACCAGCAGTTGGAAACGACTCAGTGGGTGCGCCCTGTCATCAGTTCAGCAGCTCCAAGCCCAGTTTCTGTTGCCGCCGGCAGCGCCGGTGATGCTAGCGCATTGCCACTGGGGTGGGAAGAGATTATCAGCCCCGACGGCCGAATTTATTACGGGAACAAGGTGTTGGGAACGACTCAGTGGGAGCGCCCTGTCATCAGTTCAGCAGCTCCAAGCCCAGTTTCTGTTGCCGCCGGCAGCGCCGGTGCTGCCCCGCCAAGTTACCATGAAGTCATGGGCAATCTCACAAAATACCCACTGTTTGACCCCAAGAAGCATCGCACCGTATTAAATTGACCCAGTCACTGGAGTTCGTAGGTGGGTCTAATCCAAAAACTTCCCATTTCAAAACCAGTCCGTCTTACTTTCCGATCACTTTCCGTCAAAAAATATTCCGTTCAAAAATGATCCCCAAAATTGATGGAATTTCAAAATCAATACATGAATTCATCTTATAGTTACTGATAAAATGAATATTATTAGAAATGTGTATAAACATATATGTATAATTATTATATCCATTCGATTCCATTATGTCAAATCCTCCGACCGATTATTCCAATACAATTATTTACAAAATTTATTGTAAGGATGAACGAATACAAGATGTATATGTTGGCCATACTACTAACTTCGTTAAGCGAAAATATGATCACATGTCATGTTGTATGAAAAGTAACTATCCAAACCATAACTGTAAATTATATCAAGTGATACGAAAAAATGGTAACTGGGATAATTGGAATATGTCAATCATCGCATTTTACAATTGTAAGGACTTGAATGAAGCAAGGCAAAAGGAGCAATATCATTATGTAGAATTGAAAGCAACGTTGAATAGTGTAGAACCGATGAGGTTGGTAAGCATACACCCGAAAAAGAATGAAAGCAAAAAGGATGATAAACTATATATTACGTATAATAAATCAACGAACTGTTTGGGACTAACTACATACACATGCCAACCTTGTGCTTACCAAACAACAAATAAGCGAGATTATGATCGTCATCTTTTGACGCAGAAGCATTTCGATGGTGGTAATATAGGCAAAAAACCTATAAAAACATTAGACGGTTATTCGTGTCCAATTTGTAACAATACATACAAATCACGAACCAGTACTTATACACATATCACCAAGTGTGTTGTTCCTATTACTTTACATACTATCAATACCCTTCCAACTATATCAGAGTCTAATTCATTTGTTTCAAACCAAAACTATATAACCGAAGTTATAACACATAATCAAGAACTTACATCATCAAACCAAGAGTTAAGAATGGCGATGTTATTACTTATTCAACAGAATACAGACTTTCAAAATAAGATGTTAGACCTCTGTAAAAATTCTTCTAGTTCGTAGAACATGTGTCATTCGGAATTCCCATTTCTCAGCCAAAAATATTCCGTTCAAATTTGATTCTTTGAAATTGAGGATTTCATATATTATAATTTCACAATGAAGATGTTCTGTCGGATTCACCCTAGTAGTTGCGTATTTTACTGACGTATTTTTTAGTAGTCTCATCATATTATCATGTAGTGATGGTTGTAGTATATAAAGTATCGTGTGGTGGTTGTGGTAATTTATGGTATGTCCCAAGAAATGTCCCAATAAATGTCCATTTTGGCCTTTGCGCGTGGAAGTTTTAAAACGCGAAAACGCAAAACATGAAAAAACCGGATTGTGACCATTATGCTCTTATTTCACATTTTCGGCATAAAAAATACGTGACTGACTTTTTGGGGGGTAGAATTCCGTGGCGCAAACGCAGTTATTTAGACGTATTTTTTGTCGTAATATAAAATAGAAGAGAACATATACATGACAACCTATAAAAATAAAAGTATTTATAATTGCGATTTGTGTGACTTTATATCGAGTAACAAAACTGATTACGACCGTCATTTAACGACGTCGAAACATAAAAAAAACGCGGATTACCACACAAATACGCATCAATCGACGGCTATTAGTTATACCTGTCCCTCTTGTAAAAAGGGGTTCAAGCACAGGACAAGTATTTATAAACATAAAACTATATGCTCTGGACCGCCTGAGTCTGTCATGGACGCCACCACTGCTGCTGCCGCAACTACCACAGTATCCCCTTTTGCTACAGAACATCATATATCTGATGTTATTACAAAAAACCAAGAACTTACAGCAACAAACCAACAACTCACCGCAGCGATGTTGTTATTAGTTCAGCAAAATGCCGAATTTCAAAGTAAAATCATGGAAATGTGTAAGAATGGTGGATTGGGAGGAATGTCAAATAGCCATAACACGATTACCACCAACAGCCACAACCCTACATTCAATATGAACATGTTCCTCAACGAGAAGTGTAAGGATGCTATGAACATGAAAGATTTCGTGAATTCCATCCAGTTGAACATGACCGACTTAGAAAATGTGGATAGGCTTGGTTATGTCGAGGGCATGTCGAATATCTTCATTGACAACCTCCAGAAGACTGATCTATATAAGCGACCGGTTCATTGTAGCGACGTCAAGCGCGAAACCCTCTACGTGAAGGAGAATGATCAATGGGAGCGTGAGGAGCCGGACCACCAGAAAATGACAAATGCGATCCTAGCGGTTGAACACAAGAATGTCATCTTGGTGAATGAATGGGCAAAGGCCAACCCCAAGTGTATGAATAGCAACACCCGAGAGAATGAAACTTACTTCAGGTTGTCCAAGGTAGTCACCGACGGAGAGAAGGACGGGAATATAGATAAGGTGATACGGAAAGTAGCAAAGAAGGTAGTGATAGACAAAGAATAATTTACGTATAGTTTGAGTGATCAAAAATGGATGTTCAAGATAATAACCGCCGAAAATATTCCGTTTGAAAATAGAAAAATCATTACGATATATGCTAATAAATTATATTGTAATATTTGTAATTTTATAAGGATTATAAGGTGCGGAGGCACCGAATCCATTACCTTCAGGGGGGTCTTTTTTGGACATTTTTCTGGACATCCAAAAATGTCCATTTTGCCCTTTGCGCGCCGTCAATTTTAAAACACACCAAAAAACACGGTTGTGACCATAATGCTCACAAAACACATTTTCGGTGTAAAAAACATGTGACTGACTTTTTTGGAGTTGACCGGCCGCGTCCGGATCGGAGGATTAAAATAGGACATTAATATAGGACATTTATTTAGGAATGGTAAATAAAATGAGAAACTCATTAAATGGTAAAAAAAATGAGCAAAAACATGAGCAAAAACAAGAGCATAAATATGAATGTAAAATTTGTGACTTTGTATGCTCGTATAAAAGTAACTATGATATACATCTTTCTACACGCAAACACGAAACAATGATAAAACATGAGAAGTTGTCACAAGCGATGACCCACTCGGTTATATCATCTCAAGTAGATACATCGACCCCGACCTCTACAACTGAAACTATCAATACATGTAAATACTGTAATAAACGATATGCCCACCTTTCTGGGTTGAGCCGTCATAAGAAAACGTGTATTACAACCAAACCATTGAATGATGACATATCCAAGACAATACCACAGAACGAGTATGACAAGATAATAGGGTTATTGAGTGAATTGAAGAATAAACAAAATAGCCACAGTATCTGTGAATGTGATAACGACGCCGATTGTTGTGATATCTATCCAGATGAAAACGTAAAGATAACTTCTACCAAAAATCAAAACACCGTTATCGATAATAATGATCTTCTAAAGATGATGATGATGATGATGACAACCAATTCCCAATTACAGTCACAGATGTTGGAAATGATGAAGGCTTCGCAGATGACAACCGCTACAACCGCGACAGGAGTTATGCCGAATATACATGGCGACAGTAACACCACGAACGTGAATAGCAACAACAACACATTCAACATGAACATGTTCCTCAATGAGAAGTGTAAGGATGCTATGAACATGAAGGATTTCGTGAATTCCATCCAGTTGAATATGACCGACTTGGAAAACGTCGGTAGGCTTGGTTATGTCGAGGGCATGTCGAATATCTTTATTGACAACCTCCAGAAAACCGATGTATACAAGCGACCAGTTCATTGTAGCGACGTGAAGCGCGAAACCCTCTACGTTAAGGAGAATGACCAATGGGAACGTGAAGAGCCAGACCACCCGAAAATGGTGAATGCGGTCCTAGCGGTCGAACAGAAGAATGTGGCTCTGGTTAATGAATGGGCCAAGGCTAATCCACGTTGTATGAATAGCAACACCCGAGAGAATGAAACGTACTTCAGGTTGTCCAAGGTAGTCACCGACGGAGAGAAGGATGGGAATATAGATAAGGTGATACGAAAAGTAGCAAAGAAGGTAGCCATTGATAAGGATGCGTAATAAATAGAAGAGCTGTATAATTCAGAATCATGTAAATTATCTCGTCGCGATTGAATATAATCCGAGTGTAAAACCGGTAATTACAATAATACCAAGTTTGAAATAAAAACCGTCGAAAATATTTCGTTTAAAACGGCTGAAGGCTATAATAAACGAAGGAATTAGACCCCTTATTTTTGGACATTTTTCTGGACATCCAAAAATGTCCATTTTGCCCTTTGCGTGCCGCCATTTTTAAAACACACCCAAAAAGTGGGTTGTGACCATAATGCTCACAAAACACATTTTCCACCCCAAAAACACGTGACTGACTTTTTTGGGGGTCGGTTGAAAAACGGCCGTTCGGTTATTTAGGAGATTATTTTATGTAGTCTAAATATAAAATGACTACGAAAATAAAACTCCAAAAATCTCCAAAATTTATGTGTGAAAAATGTGACTTTACAACGTCAAAACAAAATGAATATAACAGACATATTGAAACCAATAAGCACAAACGACTACACGGACTACAAGAACAAAACTCCTTTGTCGTTGAACCAAAGACGTTCAAGTGTAAATGTGGTAAAATATATAGGCACCACACAAGTCTCGCAAAGCATAAGCGCGGTTGCGATGGTTTAAATATCCCAGATAATATATCGGGTGTATCAACTACTGATAATAATAAAGAACAAGTAACTGGTGGTTCAGTATCATTTAATGAAAATGTAATAATAACCAAAGACATGTTTATGGCAATATTGAATGACCGACAAGAAATGATGAAAATAATAAAGTCGTTATCAGAACAACAACACAATAACACTACAATCAACGATCATTCGGCAAATAATTGCAATAATACCAATAGCAACAACCACACATTCAATATGAACATGTTCCTCAACGAGAAGTGTAAGGATGCGATGAACATGAAGGATTTCGTGAATTCCATCCAGTTGAACATGACCGACCTAGAAAATGTGGGTCGCCTAGGTTATGTGGAAGGAATGTCGAATATCTTTATTGACAACCTCCAGAAAACCGATGTATACAAGCGTCCAGTTCATTGTAGCGACGTGAAGCGCGAAACCCTATACGTGAAGGAGAACGACCAATGGGAGCGTGAAGAGCCAGACCACCCGAAAATGACGAATGCGGTCCTAGCGGTTGAACAGAAGAATGTCATCCTAGTGAATGAATGGGCTAAGGCCAACCCTCGTTGTATGAATAGCAACACCCGAGAGAATGAAACGTACTTCAGGTTATCCAAGGTAGTCACCGACGGAGAGAAGGACGGGAATATAGATAAGGTGATACGAAAAGTAGCAAAGAATGTTAGCATTGAAAAAGGCCGAGGAAGCCGTTCAATCGAGGACGATTAGCGCCGCGACCCGTTCTACGAAATACTCCTCGGCGGGATGAAGTAGCGCACCCGCACCACTTTTGCCGCGAATCTCTCGGACGACGCCCTCTATATCACTGGAAGCACTGCCGCACATAAAGATATACTCGTCGATTTCGGCCATCGTCGGATTCGCATTATCGGGGATGAGTAGAACCATTCGTGTATGTCTATGCGTGTATGTAATATAAACGTGTAAGGTTTATATTACATTGTTGTATTATGGCGGCGCGGGCGGCAACCGACACAGCCGACACAACCGACACAGTTAAATAAATATAGAAATAATAACCAAATATGTATATAATATAGAACGATGACGACTACACCGACGACCCGTCTCTCGAAATGGGCCGCCGATATCCGCGCAATTAAGGACGCGACAAACACGCCAGAACATAAACGACAAGCGATGAACCATCTTCAAGAAATCGTAGCGTTCAATAATGCGATATTTTATACAGGATTCTTCTTTTCATTCTTGGACGTATCCTATGTATTTCCATGGATAATGATGGGTCTTTCTATTAGTTCTCACTGGACCACGGTGAGCCACCACGTGAGCCATGGTGGATACAATGCCACCGACCACGCCACCAACACCACCAACACCACCAACGCCACCGACGGCAACATCGCCAAGAGCAACAAATACAACCGTTTTACGTATGGTGTGAAACTACGCCGTTTCTTCGATTGGATGGACTATATTTTACCAGAGGCGTGGTCATGTGAGCATAACATATATCATCATTATATGCTCAACGAATACAATGACCCCGATAATGTCCAACATAATCTCGTCCTCCTTCGAACGATGAATGCGCCGCGCATCGTGAAATACGGTATAATCGCATTCTTCGCGCTTACGTGGCGTCTCTTTTATTATTCGTCGAATTCGTATAAATATTACAAGGCAACCAAACTCAATTATACGATGAAAGATGAAGATTATAAGCAGATGACGCTTTTTGGAATGGTGACGAACGAGTGGCCGTCATGGATCAGCAAAGTGGAATACTTCACACTGGTTCTATGCCCGATTCTACTCTACCGATCGACATGTGTCGCCCTTATTTACACTTTCCACGCGTATTTTCCCGCCATTTTCACGAGCACGCATCTATGTAATGTGATCCTGAACTATATAATGGCGGATCTATTCTGTAATGTCCATACATTCGCGATTATTGTCCCGAATCACTCGGGAAGCGATATGTATTTGTATCGAACGCCGGTGAAGGGGAAAAGCGACGAGTGGCTCCTTCGCCAGTGTATTTCATCCGCGAATTATACATCGGCGAATAATGCGACGGATTATTTACAGGGGTGGCTGAATTACCAGATAGAACACCACCTCTTTCCGGATCTCTCGGCGTATGAATACCAAGTGATTCGGAAGGACGTCGCTGCGGTATGTCGTAGGCACGGCGTCCCTTATGTCAGCGAAAATGTTTTCATCCGACTATGGAAGACGGTGAAGATCATGACGGGTCAGGAGAGTATTCCGTATTATGAGGGGAGTGAGATGGAGAAGTATATGAATGAGGCATATTGCGGGTGATTCCATTTATTTAGCATTGATTGCGATTGCGTATATTCACACCCGTTGCTCCGCGTCCGCCGCCTCCTCCAATTCGCCACGCATCTCATACGCGGCGTCCTTAGCAGCATCAGCATCATCTAATATATGATGCCGCCGTGCCGCTGCCACCGACATCGATGCCGACACCGACATCGATGCCGGCGACCGATAATAATAGTCGGAGATATACTGATAGAGCAATAAGCCCCCCGACGCCCCCAAAAACACCAGCGACACCCCGATCATCGCATCAAACGGTTCGTTAAACCATACGAAGGAATACGTCAGCTGGATGATGCGGCGAACCAAGTCGAGCCCGCTGAGCAGAATATTCGCAGGAATGATACTCGCGCGACTATTGAGGATGTATATTTTATTGAACATGTAAAGCTGGAGCCCGAATGCGATGAAGAAATACATGGTCATCGATCCCGCAGTAACGGGCGGGGTATGTTTCACGGTATAAAACACCGCCCAAGGAGCCGCAAGCACGAAATACGTCGCCTGAAACATGATTTGGAAATCGATATTGGATATTACATCGCCGTGAAGCTTCATCGAGTATTCAATCATGTTATTATACGCGGAATTCAAAAAACAGGACACGAATATGATGACGGTGTTTTGGATGACGTTCTGCGCGCCGCCTCCGCCACCGCCGCCGCCTCCGCCGCCGCCGCCTCCGCCGCTATACGCATATATATACTGCCCCGTTGCTAATGCGTGCGATACGACCAATGAAGCGCAACTCGCATAATAAAGTCGCGTCACCGGCTTTTTCAAGAGAAACTTGAACCACGGTATATTGAAAATAATGAAACCGGATCTTAGTATTGTATAATAACTCAACGTCACAGTATTCAGCGCGTAAAATACGAATACAGTTTCGACGGTATAAAGCACGCCGGTGAAAACGGGGTATTTTAGGATGTGGCGGCGTTCAGGCGTCAAATACGATTTTATATGGCTCCACGAGAACTTTCGGATGAAGAAGCAGCTGTAAAAAGGCGTGAATAATAGACTCAACAATACATTGAACCATTCGTTCTTGTATTCGTATTCGTTGGTAATGTATTTCATACAAATCAGGTATTCGGTTAATGTTGCGACAAAGAATATGGAATTTAGGATCAACAGCCAAGCCATATACAATACGACGCGACCGTTCGAGTAGTATATAATACCCGTGAAATATGTCTATATGGGTTACTACTACTATGCTTTGTGGCTCCTGAGTAAAATAAAACCGATATAAATCTATCCGATATAGAGATAATAACGACTGTCAAACTCGCCGCTTCCGCTACCGCTATGTCATCCAACAATCAACGAAACCGATATAATACCACCGACGACGCTCATGCGCCGGATTGTCAAGACTGGACCCCAGTCACGATGAGCAAGTCAAAAACCCGCCTCAGCGGTGGGTTCGTATAAAGACGCCGCGTCCTCGACGACAACCTTTGCCAAGAATTCCGCCTCGGCCATCGTCGCAGCGACTACATCCGCGTCAAAAAACGATGACGACAACGCGAAAAAGACCAAGTACGTCGCCAAAGCCACAAGCGACGCTATCCGAACCGCGCGATGCGAAAAGAAACTAACGCAAAAGGAACTTGCGCAAAAGTGTAATATGGACGCGAGCATCGTCGGCGAGATAGAACGTGGCGGTAATTGCGTGTATAACGCAACCCATGTGAATAAAATCCAGTCGGTCCTCGGTGTAAAGATTCCGAGGGCGTAGTTTAGTTGAGTAATAAACTATAATAAACAAACAAAAAGCAACTTAAATATTTGGTCTAGTAGTAATACATATTCATAGAATTAATCATGGGTGGAAATAAGCAACACAAGAAGCAGGGTAAATCGGGCAACAAACCGAAACACACGTCGGGGGCGGCGGGGGGCTCGGCATCCGACGCTAAGAAACCCGTCACAATCGACGATATTTCTGCGGAGTTTCAGACGATTATCCTCGATTTCCTCCGCGATATTGACTGCTCATTCCCCGAGTACCACGAAACACTCGCCAAGTATTTAGGTTATTCACACGAAATGAAGCCGATGCCGGATGAACTGTATATTGAGCTATACACACATTGTAAGGAGGTATATCCAGTCCGTTTTTTTGATATTCTGTATAAGAATGAGGCGTCACTATTTGCCGCCGCCACCGAGACCGATGACGACGCAAAGGCTGTTTTTTTTCTTCCCAGCGTCGATTTCCGAGACATTTGGGCAACCGAAGATATCGCCGATAATACCAAGGACATCATTTGGAAGTATCTTCAGCTGATCCTGTTTTCCATCGTGAATAATCTCTCGGATATGGGTTCGTTCGGCGATACTGCGAAGTTGTTCGAGGCGATTGATGACAACGAACTGAAAACCAAGCTGGAGGAAGTGATTGGTGAGATGGGGTCGATGTTCGGAGGAGGACCGAATGATGGAAGCACGCCGAATTCGCACTCGCATCAGAATATGGATGAAACATTTAAGAAGGCGACCGAGTTTATGAGTCAGGCATTCGAAGGATCGCAACAAACGAGCGGCGGCGCCCCCACCGGCCCTGCGCCATCATCCGTCCCTGATGCGAGTTCGATTCATGAGCATCTCTCGGGAATCCTGAACGGAAAGATTGGCAAGCTGGCTAAGGAGATCGCCGAAGAGACTGCGGCCGATCTTAATTTGGATATGGAGAATGAGACATCGATGAAGGGTGTGTTTCAGCAACTACTGAAGAACCCGAGCAAGTTGTCGGGGATTATTAAGACGGTTGGGTCAAAGCTGGATTCTAAGCTTAAGTCAGGTGAATTGAAGGAAAGCGAGATTATGCAGGAGGCGAGCGAGCTCATGTCAAAGATGAAGAACATGCCTGGGATGAATAATCTGGCGAGTATGTTGAGCAAGATGGGGATGAATATGCCGGGGATGGGTGGCGGCGCGGGCGGGGGTGGTAAAGTGAATTTCGGGGCGATGCAGTCGCAGTTGAATAAGAATATGAAGCAGGCGCAGATGCGGGAGAGGTTGCTGAAGAAGGTTCAGGAGAAGCAGGCGGCAACGGCAGCGATGGCGGCAACAGCGGCGGCCGCATCTGGCGCAACTACCGCAGTATTCACATCGGGTGAAAAACCGGCGAAGACGCCGCGAGTCCAAGGACAGGCTCAAGCAGCATCAGCCGCCTCCACCACTCCCACACACAAAGCCGCCTCCGCCACTCCCACGCACACAGCCGCCTCCGCCGGATCCGCAGCAGCCTCCGCAGCCACGCCCGCCGCAGCCACGCCCGCCGCAGCCACGCCCGCCGCATCTGCTCCGGTAGAGAAACAAAAATGCGATTAAATAGCTCACCAAAATAGTAAAGGGTTTGTTCGGTAGCTGCGGACGCGAACGCGGAAGCAGCGGACGAACAAACAAAGCGAACAAACAA